GGCGTCAGGCTGCAGGCTGTCCCAACTGGAACAGCTTGCACGTTTCTTCCTCCAGCGGGCTGGGGCGTTAGCAAGACGCTCAGGAAGCCCAGAGGATAAAGCCATGCCAGACAGGAAGGCGATTAGAAGCCCAGACGGGTTATAGATACGCTTACGTCCCTTTTTGGAAACGTGAATGTACCCTGGCCCAATCTGAGTAAACAGCGCCTCATTAACGTACCGTTGGTACAGCACGCCCTGAGTGTTTCTACACACTCTCCGTGTCTTTACAAAGTGCAGAGGCATTTTTATTCCGCAACTGGGGTTCTCCCATAGCGGAACCTCAACACTTTGGTCAACTCTCGACACCAAATAACCTGCAAGGTTACGCAGTGTCAGTCCAGTGCGAGCACTGAACTCATTGACAGAGTTGATAGCGGCATAGTAGTCTTGGAGGGTATCAAGCTCCTGGATATAACATCCACGTATGTTCCTACCTGAAAGGTAGTCGCATCCGCAAGACTCCCGGAACGGTCCTTCTGAAAAGGACTTACTGTCATTCACCACAAAACCTAGGAGAGCTAACAAACGCTCGACGCGTAATTGAGCACGTCGGTCGATGACGAGATCGTCACCGAACACTCCAAAGTTGACGTAAGCTTGCGAAAGGAACGGCAAACCTACGCTGGCAAATGCAGCTTTAACGCCCGAGGAAAACACAGCAGTTTCCAGGGGGAAGGTATAACCGTCCCCCATGGTACTGATCATCTGCAACTCGATTGCTTCTCCATTGAAGGAGGTTACAGGAGACCGAAGGGTCTCAAGAATCCGTACAATGTCTTTTGGAAACAGTGCACGAACCATCCGTAACGAGATGGTGTCAGAGGCAGACTCAAGGTCTATAGTAGACCAGGTCCCATTCTCTGAGCCAACTCGAGCCATGACACGATTCACGTCGGGTTGTGTAGCTAAATCAATGTTGAAATAGCTCACTAGTCGATCCGTGATAATTTCACCTAACCCTAGCTGATAAAACATATTCAG